TCTTGGACTACTGCCGTTTGGCCGGTGGCTAATGGTAACGGTATTAATAAAACGTGTTACCTAGACACCACTGCTGCTATCTCAGGAGGTGATAACGTAGACTTAATTTCAACCGGATTTAAAGTTCGTCAAGACAGCAGCGGAACAGGAAACAATGCAAGTGCGACTTACGCATATGGCATGTTCGGCATCCAGCCGTTTGGCGGCAGCGGCGTTGAACAGGCACGAGCAAGATAATTATAAATAAACAAAACTCCAGTCATTATAAATAATAAAAAATGACTGGAGTATACACATGGCAGTCCCAGCTACAAGAGAACAATTCAAATCCTATTGCCTTCGTCGTCTTGGCGAGCCAGTTATCGATGTTAATGTTGATGATGAGCAAGTTGAGGATCGTATTGACGAAGCACTAAAGTATTATCAAGATTATCATTTTGATGGCACAGAAAGAATTCTTGTAAAGCATGTAATCACAGCTTCTGATAAAACTAACGGCTATATTACTCTTTCAAATTCAATCATCGGTGTCAATTCTATACTTGACGTTGGTCAAGCAGCACAATCTTCTAATCTATTCAATATTCGTTATCAAATTCATCTTAACGATTTATTTGATTTATCAGCAAGTTCATATGTTCCATATGTGACAGCAATGCGACATGTTGAATATCTTGAAGAGTTATTTGTTGGTAAGAAACCAATTCGTTACAATCGACATGTAAATAGACTTCATATCGATATGGATTGGACTAATGATGTTGCTACAGGTGAATATATTATTGTTGATTGCTATTCAATTACAGATCCATCTACCTATACTGATGTATGGGGTGATCGTTGGTTAGCAAGATATGCAACAGCGTTGATTAAGCGCCAATGGGGTTCAAATATCACAAAATTTGAGGGTATGCAACTTCCAGGCGGTTTAACATTCAATGGTAACAAAATCTATGATGATGCTGAAAGTGAAATCCAAAAACTTGAAGAGGAAATGATTGTAAGTTATAGTTTACCTGTTCAAGATATGATCGGATAGTATCGTGCCAACTAATGTATATTTTAATAACTTTTCATATGCCAGAGAACAAGATTTAGTTGAAGATTTAACTATTGAATCAATTAAAATCTATGGTCATAATGTAAAGTATATTCCCAAAACTGCAGTGAGAAATGATCCTCTCTTTGGAGAAGATACTCTCAAAACATATAATGATGCTATTGACCTTGAAATGTATATTAAGAATGTAGAGGGGTTTGAGGGTGAGGGTGATTTTCTTACAAAGTTTAATCTTGAAATCAGAGACCAAATTACTTTAACAGTTGCAAGAAAAAGATTTGATCAATCAAGATCAGAAAGACTTACGACAGAAGTTGGTTATAGTTATCTTCAAGAAGAAGCTGATACAAATACTCCATCACGCCAGTTTCTTTCAACCTCAGCAAACACTTCTCTTTTCGGTGTTACTTTAGAGACTGCAACTGCTGAGGGGTATTCAATCACAACAAATAGACCAACTGAAGGAGACTTGATCTGGTTTCCTATGGTCGATAAGTTATTTGAAATTAAATTTGTAGAACACGAACAAGTATTTTATCAGTCTGGTAGACTACAAACATATGACTTGCGTTGTGAGTTATTTACATACAGCAACGAAAGAATCGATACTGGTATCTCTGATATTGATGCGATTGAAGATAATCTCAGCACTGATATTCTTACAAATGAAATGTTACTTGAGGATGGTGAAAAACTACTAATTGAACAAGGTGGTTCATTGATGCAAGAGTATCGAATTGAAGGAAATCAACCTACTGCAAATAATGAATACTTCCAAAGTAATGACCCAATCTTTTCTTTATCTGCAGTTATTGACTTTAGTGAATCAAATCCCTTCTCAGAAATTGATAGGTATTAATTATGTTTGGGCAACAATACTATCACGGCGCAATTCGAAAGTATGTCATTGCATTTGGTAACTTATTTAATGATATTTACGTTCAGCGATTAAATTCAAGTGGCGTAAGAATTCAAACATTGGCTGTGCCACTAGCATATGGTCCAAAAGAGAAATGGCTTGTTCGTTTAGTACAAGATCCTAATCTTGATCAAGATGTAGCAATTACTTTGCCTCGCATGGGATTTGAAATTGTATCAATGACTTATGCTCCAGCAAGAAAACTTTCTTCTACTTTAAAAAATGTTCGTTTAAAAACATCTGATTATAATAGAATTGAAACACAATATGTCCCAGTGCCATATGATATTAATATTTTATTGTCGGTGTTTGTAAGAAATGCTGATGACGGTGCTCAAATCATTGAACAAATTGTTCCATATTTTCGCCCAGAATTTACAACAAATGTTCGTTTAATTCCAGAGATGAATATAGTTATTGATACGCCTGTAGTACTTCAAGATATTTCAATTGAAGATACTTACGAGGGTGATTTTGATACAAGAAGAGCTTTGATTTATAATCTAAACTTTAGTGTAAAAGCATATCTGTACGGACCAGTTACAAACTCTGGTATTATCAAAAGAGCAATTACAAATGTTCATGGAGATATTCCAGCTGACTCATCTATTATTGAAAGAATTACAATTACACCAGCACAGTATGCAAATGGTTCTCCATTAATTGCTCCATCGGCAAATGCTTCGCTATCAGTAGGTATAAATCAAATTTCAGCAAATTCGGATTATGGATTCTCATTAGACATTACATCAGATCAACAAACAATTATAACATCAAATCCTGGTAGGAATGATGTTGCAGGAACTTAGTTATGAAAACAAATATGGAAAAGAACATGGAAAAAATTTTTAATCTTCCGGAAAATACAAAACCGATTATCGAAGCAATTGATGAATCTAGACTTACACCAACGTCAAAACCTCAATTAAATGATGATGACATTATGAGTGATTATCAATATGCTAGAGAGAATCTAAAAAATATTATTGATTCTGCACAAACTTCAATAGAGGATCTTGCTTCGATTGCTGCAACATCGGAGTCTCCAAGAGCATATGAAGTCCTGTCTGGTATGATGAAAACGATTGTTGATGCAAACAAAGACTTACTAGAATTACAAAAAAAAGTAAAACAGTTAAAAGACGAAAGTCCATCTAAACCTTCCAATGTTACAAATGCTTTATTTGTTGGCAGTACAAGTGAATTGCAGAAGTTAATTAAAAACTCTTAATCATTGATAGACTACAAAGTCTATTATACCTTTATTTTGAAAAAAGTCAATAGATATGTCAGACTTATATTTAAATAACCCACAATTAAAAAAGGCATATGTTCCTCTTGAGTGGACGGCTGAGCAAGTCAAAGAGGTTATAAAGTGTTCAAAAGATATTGGATATTTTATTCGAACATATGTTAAGATTATCAATCTTGACCGTGGATTAATTGATTTTGAAATGTATCCGTTTCAAGAAGAAATGGCAGAGACTATTGCGGATAATCGTTTTACTGTTATTAAAACGTGTCGTCAGGCTGGCAAGACAACAACTTCAGCCGCAGTAATTCTCTGGCATGTATTGTTTAATGATAGTTATACAGTTGCTATTCTTGCAAACAAACTATCCACGGCTCGCGAGATCCTTGCTCGTGTACAAAGAGCATATGAGTATCTACCAAAATGGCTACAGCAAGGTGTAATTGTTTGGAATAAAACAAATATAGAACTTGAAAACGGTAGTCAGATTATTGCATCATCGACTGCATCGAGTGCAATTCGTGGTTATTCTATTAACTTTCTATATCTTGATGAGTTTGCTTTCGTACCTCGTAACATTCAAGATGACTTCTTTACTTCAGTATATCCTACAATTATTTCTGGTACAAATACCAAAGTTGTAATTACTTCGACTCCAAATGGATTTGACTTATTCTATAAGATATGGACAAACTCTGTAGAGAATCGAAATGAGTATGCAAATTTCTCAGTTAACTGGTGGGATGTTCCTGGCAGAGATGAGAAGTGGAAAGAGAAAACAATTGCAAACACCAGCGAGGATCAGTTTCGTCAAGAGTTTGAAGCAGAGTTTCTTGGTTCATCAAATACTTTAATATCACCAAATGTATTGAGAAGAATGACTTTTAAAACTCCGATATCTACATTTTATGATGGTAGTTTAAGTATATACAAAGAACCAGAAAAAGATAAAAATTATTTTTGTATTGTAGATACAAGTAGAGGCACTGGAATTGATTATTCAGCATTTATAATTGTAGATACAAGTTCAGTTCCGTACGAAGTAGTTGCATGTTATAAAAACAATATTATTGATCCATTGATATACCCTGAAGTAATATATAATGTGATTAAAAATTATAATCATGCATTTACACTCGTTGAAATCAACGACAACGGTCAGCAGATTGCAGACATTCTGCACAATGACCTTGAATATGAAAACATAATCTTTACCGCTGTAAAAGGCAGAGCTGGTCAGGTAATCGGTGGTGGATTTGCATCCACTGTTCAACGAGGTGTTCGTACTACAAAACAAGTAAAGAGAATCGGTTGTGCCAATGCAAAGACTATGATCGAGAAAGATAAAATTATATTAAATGACTATCATCTTGTGAATGAGTTATCAACTTTCATACAAAAAGGAACTTCATATGAAGCTGATATGGGTTCTCATGATGATCTTATCATGTGTGTGGTCTTATTTGCATGGGCAACAAACCAAACATTCTTTAAAGATTTGACTGATACAGATTTTAGAAAAAAATTACTTGAGGATAGAGAAAAACTTATATCAGATGATGTTCTTCCGTTTGGGTTCATAGATGACGGTAGCGACTTTCAAAATGAGAATATAATAAATAATTCAAATGAACTGTCATTTTTGAATAACGATACAAACAACAAATGGTGGTCTTGGTAATTATGGTATTTTATAAATAATCATGTAATTATTTTTTTACTAAAGAACCCCGTATACGAGGAGAATGATCAATGCCTTTTCAAGTATCACCAGGTGTTAATGTAAGTGAAATCGATCTTACTACTGTCATTCCCGCTGTTTCTACGACAGAAGGAGCAATTGCTGGTCGTTTCCATTGGGGACCAGCAGACAAGAGAGTATTAATCGATTCAGAAAGCACACTTGTTTCACAATTTGGTAAGCCAGATAATAATAACTATCAAGAATGGTTTACTGCTGCAAACTTTCTAGCTTACGGCAACGCACTCTATGTTTCACGTGTTCTTAACGGTGCAAATAATGCTACTGCCTCTGGCAATACATCAATTCTAGTTAAGAATGACGACGATTACGAAAATAACTATTCATCAGGAGTCAGTGGCTCTGGTGACTGGACTGCAAAGTATCCAGGAACACTAGGCAACTCACTTAAAGTATCTGTTTGCGCTTCAAGCGCCGCATGGCAAAACGTAATTTCAACACCAACCTTTACACTCACTGCAGATAGCACAACTGTAACTGCCAGTGCTAACGTAGCTTCATTGGTTGTTGTTGGTGATAGTCTTGTTCATGCTAACTCAACTGTTAATGTTGATGTTAAAATTTCCGCAATTGCTGCTAACGGTACTTCACTAACCGTAACGACTGCACCAAAGAACGTAGACCTTGGTGGGGCATCACTTACAACAACTGCTGGTGATGTCAAACGTCGTTGGGAATATTACAATTTCTTTGATGCTGCTCCAGGCACATCAACATATGCAACTCGCAATGGTGGTTCAGGCGATGAACTCCATATTGCTGTAGTTGATGAAGATGGTGATATCACTAGCGTTCGTGGGCAAGTAATCGAAAGATTCTCTGCCGTTTCTCGCGCTAATGATGCACTCGCTACAGATGGTACATCTAACTATTATAAAGAAGTTATCAACCAAAGGTCATCTTGGCTATGGTGGGCTTCTCACGTAGACAACATGACATCTGCTGGTGGTGCTGCTTCTTCAACATTCGTAAACAGCACAAATATTCCAACCACAGTTTCATTATCTGGTGGTTCTACAGGCGCTGAACCAACGAATGCACAACTAATTAATGGTTATAACTACTTCCAATCTGCTGAAGATGTTGATGTTTCGTTTATCTTAGGTGGCGATTCAAATTCTACCCTAGTAACACACATCATTAATAATATTTGCGAAACACGACTTGATTGTATCGGTATATTCTCTCCTGAATCTGCTGATGTTGTAAACAACTCTTCATATGCTGGCAAAGAAGCAGAAGATGCTATTGCGTTTCGCGATACGCTACCATCATCATCTTATGGTGTAATGGATGGTGCTTGGAAGTATCAATACGACAAGTACAGCGATGTATATCGTTATGTTCCAATGAACGGCGACACAGCTGGTCTTATGGTTCGTACCGATACAACTCGTGACCCATGGTTCTCACCAGCTGGCTTCAATCGTGGTAATGTTAAGAATGTTGTAAAACTTTCTTACAATCCAAAGAAAGCTCAAAGAGATCTTCTCTACAAAGCTGGTATTAACCCAGTAGTAACATTCCCAGGTCAAGGCACAGTACTCTTTGGTGACAAGACACTTCTTGCCAAACCAAGTGCTTTTGATAGAATTAATGTTCGTCGTCTCTTTATCGTCCTTGAAAAGGCAATCTCAACTGCTGCTAAGTTTACTCTCTTCGAGTTCAACGATGCATTCACACGGTCACAGTTCCGTAACCTAGTTGAGCCATTCCTTCGCGATGTTCAAGGTCGTCGTGGTATCTATGACTTCAAAGTTGTTTGTGATGAAACAAATAATACAGGCGAAGTCATTGATAGGAATGAATTTGTTGGCGATATCTACATTAAACCTGCTCGTTCAATTAACTTCATTCAACTCAACTTTGTTGCTGTACGTACCGGTGTTGACTTTGAAGAAGTAGTTGGTCAGTTCTAATATAAATAAATAAAAGGATATTAGGAGAATAAAATGGCATTTAATGTAAATGAATTTCAAGGGCAAATGGTTGGAGGCGGTGCTCGCCCCTCCCTATTTGAAGTATTCCTCACGAATCCTGTGAATTCTTCCGCTGACGATAAAGTAAGGTTTATGTGTAGAGTTGCACAGATTCCTGGAACAACTCTTTCTTCAATTCCCGTTTCATACTTTGGTCGCCCAGTTAAGTTTGCTGGCAACCGTACATTCGAAGATTGGACTGTGACAATCATCAACGACGAAGACTTTTCAATTCGTAGTACACTAGAAGAGTGGGTGCAGAATATCAACAGCACACAAGGTAACATTCGTCTGGCTGGTGCTAACCCAGAGGCTTATAAGTCACAAGCTCAAGTGGTTCACTATGGTAAGCAAGGCAATGTTATACGCGAATACAAATTTGTTGGTATGTTCCCAACATTAATTGCTCCAATTGATCTTGATTGGGGTAATGCTGATGCTATCGAAGAATATAGTGTAACCTTTACATACGATTACTTTGTGGTTGACAATGCATCTTCATTTGCTGGTGCAATCAACTTATAATACAAGTTACATATAAAAATAAAAAGGGGAGCTGCGGCTCCCCTTTTTTTGTATTCTAAATGATTATAAATAATAAAAAACTACTTCACACAAATAGGATGATATAATGGCTGAACTTTTTGGATTTACTATTGCTCGTAAAAAACAAGGGCAAGAACAACAAAATTTACCATCAATTGTTTCACCAACTCAAGAAGATGGGTCTATTGAAGTAGCACCAGGTGGCGCATATGGTACTTATATTGATCTTGAGGGTAAAGCAAAAAATGAAGGCGATCTTGTAACAAAATATAGAGAGATGGCAATACAACCAGAGTGTGATTCAGCAATTCAAGATATTGTAAATGAAGCAATTATTGTTGATGAGCAAGATGGACCTGTAGAAATTGTTTTAGATAAACTTGATTATACAGAATCTATTAAGAATAAAATTCGCGAAGAGTTTCAATATTTATTGAAGTTGCTTAATTTCAATAATAACGCATATGACATTTTCCGCAAATGGTATATTGATGGTAGATTATATTATAACATTGTAATTGATGAAAAAAATCCAAGATCAGGCATTAAGGATTTGCGTTATATTGATCCTCGTAAGATTCGTAAGATTAGAGAACCAATTAAAGAAAAAGATCCAAGAACAGGTGCTACTGTTTATAAAGGTATGAATGAATATTACCTTTATAATCCGCAGGGTATTACAACGCAGAATCAATCACAAGGTGTAAAGATTGCGAAAGATTCTATTTGTTATGTACATTCGGGTATTACAGACAATCGTAATAGTTTGATTTATTCACATCTTCATAAAGCAATCAAACCACTCAATCAGCTTCGTATGCTTGAAGATGCAGTTGTTGTTTATAGACTTGCTCGTGCTCCAGAACGTCGTGTTTTCTATATCGATGTTGGCAACCTTCCAAAGATGAAAGCCGAACAGTATCTTCGTGATATGATGGTAAAGCATAAGAATAAACTTACTTATGATGCTGCTACAGGCGAAGTTAGAGATGATCGTAAATTTATGACAATGCTTGAAGATTTCTGGCTTCCACGTCGTGAAGGTGGTCGTGGTACTGAAATCACAACATTAGGCGGTGGGCAGAATCTTGGTGAAATGGAAGATGTGGATTATTTCCGTCGTAAACTTTACAAGTCTTTGAATGTTCCTGTTACTCGCATGGAAGCAGAGAATCAATTTAATCTTGGTCGTGCTTCAGAAATTACTCGTGATGAATTAAAATTCAATAAATTTATTATGAGACTACGCAATCGATTCTCTGAGTTATTTGATGAAATATTAGAAATTCATCTCGCATTGAAAGGAATTACTACACGTGCTGAATGGCAAGAGATGAGGCAAGAAGTTTATTATGACTTTATGGAAGATAACCATTTTACTGAACTCAAAGAAACTGAAATTATGACAGAGAGACTTCGTCTCCTTGGCGATATTGATCAATATGTCGGTAAGTATTTCTCAGAAGAGTGGGTTCGTAAAAATGTATTGAGAATGTCAGAGGATGATATCGAAGATATTGAGAAACAGATTGATCAAGAAGGTGGCGATGAATCCGATAGTGAGGATGAAGTAGATACACAGCCGCCTGAAGAAAATACAACTGAAGCGTTTGTTGAAGAGTTTGTACCTCCAAAAGAAATGACTGAAGAGGAAAAGATACTAATAGATAAAATGACTAAAGTTTTAGATGATGTTCTAACAGAGGATTAATTATGTCGAACGAGCTCAGGGAAGCAAAAATCCTCTCAGCTGCAATCAAATATGCTGATAAAAAAATTGCAGAACTTGCCGAGGAAATACAACAACCAATATTGGTTGAGGGTCCACAGGGCCCTGTTGGTCCTCAAGGTCCAAAGGGTGAGAAGGGCGATACTGGTCCAGAGCGAAGAATTGTCATAGAAGCAAGAGGTCCAGTAGGACCAAAAGGCGAACCAGGCGCTACATTTAAAAAAGCATTACTCGAAGATGGAAAGTTACAACTCATCCGTGAGGATGGAGAAGTTTTTGTAGTTGGTTCTGTTGTAGGTCCACGCGGTGGTCAAGGTATTCCAGGTGTAAAGGGTGACAGGGGCGATACTGGTCCTCAGGGTGAAAGAGGTTTAATCGGTGAACAGGGTCCAGTAGGTGGAGTCGGTCCTAAAGGCGATAAAGGTGACCAAGGTGAACAGGGTCTGCAAGGTGAAAGAGGATTTCTTGGACCACAGGGACCACAAGGCGAACGTGGATTAATTGGTGAGCAAGGCGAGCCAGGTCCTATTGGACCACAGGGTATTCAGGGACCAAAGGGGGATAAGGGCGACAAGGGTGATCCAGGCGCTACTGGACCGATGGGTCCACAGGGTGTTCCCGGTCGAGATGGCACAGAAGTAGATACAGAATCAATTCGTAAATCATTAGAAGATAACTATCAAAGTTTTCGAGATCAAATCCGTCAGCAAGTAACACGATTAGCAACATCTGGTGGAGG